GCGGGCGCCCCGCGCTCTGGCGCGCTCTGTCGCGCATTCGATCGTCGATGGGGCCATCAAAGGCGGCGAGATCGCTGGAGAACTGCGCCGGCTCAAGGCTCGCGCGGACGCGCTCGGCGCCCAGGCCGAGTCCAGCGGCGACCCTCGCACGGCCCTGCTAGCGATCCGCGAACTAACCAGGATCATTGAGCTACAGGCTAGGCTGGCTCTAGAAGCCCAACAGGGACGAGCCCAGGACCTAGCAGCGAACCCTGTATGGCACGCCTGCGTAGGGCTAATCATGCAAGCCCTCGAATCCTATCCCGAAGCCGGGCTAGCCGTGGCCAATGCGCTGCGCGCCCAACTGGGCCTGGTCGTGTCTGTCGCGGTCGAGGCCACCCCCTGGGGGTAGGCCGGTGGACCTCCCCCGGTGGCGCGGGCGCCTCGAGGCAGACCAGCCCACCCAGTTTTCAACTTCGCTACAGTGCCAGCGGAATGCCTTGCTGGCATAACCTGGCGAGCAGGCGATCGACCTTGAATTAGGAATTCAGGTCAGCGAGACTCGCGTCCTCCGCCCCTTGGCTTCGCCGGGCTCCGGACCTTGGTCTTTCCGTTACAGCCTCTTCTCTCGGAGAAGATCGGCTTGGGTAGGGAGGACCGAAGGAGACTCCCGATGGCTCGCCGGGCGCGCGCGAGACCGAGATAAGCATGTCCTACATTGGGTAGGCAATACTGAATCGTGCTGTACGGAACGTAAAGTTTCGTAAAGACGTTCCCAAGTGCGCGGAGTTTGGTCCTGCGGTACCACCCGCGGATGCTGAGTCTCTACTTCGTCGTCCTCTCGCTCATGACTTCGCTCGTGCCGGCCGAGGATCCCATCCTTCGCCACGGAGCCCTCGCGACCGCGCTCGTGATGGAGGTTCCAGAAGAAGATCTCCCGCTCATGATCGCCATCTCCTACCGCGAGAGCTCGCTCGACAACCGAGCCGTGGGCGATGCTGGCCGCTCTCTCTGCGCGTTCCAGATCCTGGGCGGCAGCCAAGAGCTTCTCGACGACCCACGAGCCTGCGTGCGTAAGGCCTACGCCATGCTCCTTCACTCCAGGTCTCTCGATCCCGCTCATCCCGTCGCTGCCTACGCCCGAGGCTCCGGCTACCGCTCACGCACCGCGCAGCGCATCTCGAACGATCGCGTTGCTCTCGCAAACAGACTTGCCAAGAGCGCGGTCTGGCTGTACCACTAAGCACATGACATGGACCGTCATCAATGGCGTTACTCACCGTCTCCTCAAGCCCGGAGATCTCCTTGAGTGTGACGGCGATCACTTCGAGGGCCGCTACCTCCAGTGGACTCCTGGTCAGGAGTGGTGCCGAGAGTGCAAGTGGGACGACGGGTTCGGCCAGAACTGGCCCGTGGCCGCCCTGCAAGGCAACGAGATCATCCAGTACAAGGGCGACCCCGACGCCCTGAAGAAGCTATGGGATCGCGAGATGGAAGGGCAGAATGCTGCTCTGAAGAAGCTATGGACTGCGGAGGGAGGGATCTCCGACAAGGTGCCGACCGCGAGAGGTGCCGCGAGAAGTGACTACTACATGCTCCCGTATCACAACGCCGATCGCTGCCTCCTCGTGGAGGTCGACCATGACCGGCCCGACTTCGTCATCGCGGGCATACCGATCGACGGATTGGTTGCCCGGACCCTCGACACGAAAGGGAAGATCGCCCTCTTCCTGAAGCACAACGAGAAGGATCCCACATTCTTCGAGGCCTACGGTCCCAACGACACGGGACCTGAGACTGAAGAAACCCGGGCCAAGGTCCCCACCCTCGAACACTTCGCTCGTGCGCTCCACATGTGCGATCCCGACGTGCTCGTCTTCGCCTGCGAGGTGGGCGAGGACCGAGGGCCTTCGGTCATGCGTGCGATCGAGACCATGTGGGACCGTGACGAGCTCGGCCTCCGAACCAAGTGGCTCGATGTCGCCAAGCGAGCGCTCGACATCCTGAGCCGTCCATGAGCGGCGAACAGAAGACCGAGATGACGCTCCAGCAAGCCTTCGACGAGATGGCACGACTCCTCGCCCGCGCGCAGGCCGAAGCGATGGGGGTGCTCCTGGCGCGCATCGAGAAGCTTGAGCATCGCGTGAGGCACCTGGAAGAGCGACAGGCAAAGCCGTGATCGTCTACCTCGCCAAGTTCGACGACGGGACATGGCACCCCGAGTGGACCGTCAACCCCGAGGTGGCCAAGCACTGGGAGGTCTTCTTCGCCTCACGCGGGGCAAAGATCATCTGCGCCTTCACGCAGGGATTCTGCCCCGAGGAGATCGACCAGTGACTCGCAGTCGCTACGTCGTGAAGGTTTGCTGCCTGTACTTCGCCCGTTGGGGAGTAACCACGGGACGGTGGAATCATCCGCTATTTACGTTCGAGCGGTCACGCGCTCACGTGTTCTCGTGCGACGGAAAGATTGCTGCGAGCCGCGTCGCCAAGGCCCTGGGCAAGAACGCACGCGTGGTCAGGCTGTCTCCAGTTCCCGAGGCCGCTTGCCCTTTCGGTCACCATGACTCGTAAGAAAGCTCCCGCGGACATGCGCACGGTCGACATGTTCTCAGGCAAGACCAAGCTCGAAGAGGTCGAGGCCCTCCTGGCCGACGAGGCTCCCGCCGAGCGACCCGAAGGGCCCAGGGATCTGGTCGCCGAGCACCAGGCCAGCCTGCCCACGTGGCTCGGGCTCGACACGCTGGATGTGGCGGGCGATGACCTGGTCCTCGTGATTGCCCCGAAGGGTCACGGAGTCCTGCAGGTCATCGGCCCCAGGGGATCCAGCGTGCGCGAGCTTGGCCTGTCACGCAAGCAGATTCAGAAATTGAGGACCATCCTCAGATGAGTAACCCGTTCGAGAATCCTCGCCTCGTCCACGACGCCTACGCGTATCTGTCCAAGCTCGTTTTTTACCCGCCCGAGAGGCGACAGAGTGAACTGGTGAGGCTCCTGGTCGCGACGTACGAGGATGGGATCATCCGCGGTCACAAAGTGGGCTTTCAGACCGCAAGAGAGTGGGAGACAGAGCGCAGGAAACGTGCTGCCCAAGCGCGCAAGAGAAGGGCTAGGAAGAAGCTGTCACGCAAATGAACTGCCCCGGCCTGCGTCTCGAACGCGGATTGCTGGCACCAGGCAAGCCCGAGGAGCAGCGGCAAAGATGAATCACTTCCCCGATCCCGACGTCCAGCACGGCCATCTCCGCGTGCTGCCCGTGACCTCGGGCGGCTACGTCGTCATCGACGAGCGCAGGCCCGTTGGAAAGAAGACCGTGATGCACTTCAAGAAGCTCGCCGAGGCTGCACACGCGTGCCTCGTGTGGTACCAGCAAGGGCATGGCTAAGCTCTCTCGCGTGACCGTGGGCGTTGCTGTCGCAGGCGACGGAGTGGATTTTGAGTACCGTCCTCCCGAGGTACAGAACACGGCCGCTCCCTCGGGCGGGCCCCAGCCCCTCGTGCTCTCGAACGGAAACAACACCGTCACCCCGCCCTCGGGCGCCACGGGCTTCACGCTCGGCCCAGGCACCGCGGCCAAGACGCTCAAGGGCATCGCGGGCGACACGGGTGTGCCGCTCTCGGTCACTGGGCCCACGACGGTGTTCCTGGCGAGCGCGTCTGCCTTCGTCATCAACTCGACGGGCGGCGAGACCATCTCCATCTTCTGGTTCTAGGTTGCCTTCTGGCAGTCCAGGCAGTACAGTCACGCCATGGCCAAGAGCTACTACCAGCCCAGCACACGCGCCGATCGTTCGGTGCCGCGCAAGACGTTCCACGTTCTCCTGTCCGAAGAGGAGCGCGAGAAGCTCGTGAAGCTCTCGCACAAGTGGAAGCTCTCGGCGGCCGACACGTTCCGCAAGGTGCTGTCCCGTGTCAGGCCGTGATCCCTCGACACTGAGCCCTTTCGTCGGCCTGCTCGTGCGCGCAAAGGACGCGGGAGCAACCGAGATCACCTTCAAGGTGAACCTCAAGGGCTACGACTTCTCGAACCACGACCACGATTGGCGCTGGACCGCTCGCGCGCTCACGGAGCCCGCGGGGCCCCCGCACATCGCGACAGGCAGGGCAGGCGAAGAGGCTCTCCGAGAGCTGGTGAAATTCCTGGAGGTGGGGCGATGAGAGAAGAGTACAGCGTTGCGGATCACGTGGAAGAGGTGATGGAAGGGGTCAGAACTGCGCTTCGCGAGGGCCTGGTCTCGGCCAACGAAACGGACAGCAACGGCGAGTTTGCCAACGTGACGGACGGGCTCTTCGCCATCGCCAGGGCCATCCGCGCCCTCTCTGAGGCAACGTCTCGCGTCGCCGACGTCAAGGAGCGCGAACTTCTCACCTGGGAGCGGATGGAACAGGACCGGAAGAAGGCGGCGCCTTGAACTGGCTTCGCAGGCTCCTGTCCTGGCTCTTCCGTCCCAGCCTGGCCCTTCTGGAGCGGCAGGCTTCGGAGTACGGAACCCTGAGCCTCCAGCAGGTTCACAACGGCGAGCTCGAATGGTGGTGCGAGCTGCGATCGGACGCTCGTCACGACGAGAAGGGCCGGAAGTACGCATGGAAGGGCCACGGGCTGACCATTCGCGAGGCCATCGCCGACTCCATCCTGGAGGCCCGGAAGAACCCCATCGGCGCCAAGCCGGTGCTGCCCATGGAGCCCAAGCTCGGAACGAGGGAGTTTGACGCATGACTGCTTCCCCTCCCGACGTAGATCACGAGTCGTACTGCCGCGGGTGGGCGGACAAGGACGAGGCCGAGCGACGGAGAGAGAGGGCGAAGAAATGATCCCGCTACGTGGCTGCGGTGGCAACGTGCTCCTCCGACGCGTCTACGAGGACACGTCGTCCCTCTGGACTCTCCAGCAGGATCCGGGGGTAGTCCAGATCGGCGAGATCGTGGGCCTAGGCTCTCGCTGGACGCAGCAGGGCAAGTGGTCTCCGCCCATCAGCATCCAGGGCCAGAGACAGCGGCATCTGGACAACGACAACCTATACCTCTGGGACAAGATGGAGGACGAGGACGGCGTCCAAGAGGTCTTCGATCCGCTACGCGGCCATCGAGACCCGGACTGGAAGCCTACCCACGTCGAGGAGAGACCTAGGGTCGAGGCCCCAATCTTCTCGGGCGAGCTTGAACGCGCCATCGCCGAGCTCCGGCCGGGCGACTTGGTCCTCTTCAACAACGCTCGCGTGTACGAGGTCTTCAAGTACGACGGCAAGGACATCCTGGTCTATCCGGGCAACTGGATCCTGGCCGTGATGACGAACAACCACCATCTCGTGAGAAACCCCAGTGTCCGCCGCTACGCCCCCGAACCCGCGTGATCTGGCGAGGATCCTCTGGGGCCGCGCGTGCGCTGGACGATGCAGCAGGGACGAGCGACTCGACCTCGTCATGACGCCCCGGACGAACGAGCTGCGCGTCACCTACTTTCGTGTCGACAGAGATGGTTTGCCCATCAAGGAGACGTACCGATGGCATTCAGTGACGGTCGATCCGGAGGAGTACGCGAGGACCGAGTACGTGGCGAGGGTCAAGGGGACGACGCACATGGTCGACTTTCTCATGTCGATACTCGCGTACCTAATCGCGATCGTCAGGCCGAGGGCGCGCCCCAAAAAGTGGAGGCTTCGTCAGCCTCGGGGTTTGCCCTGCTTGTCCGTCCGATGTCGGCGAGCGAGAGGCAGTTCGTACTGGCGAGCTGGAAGCACGACCTGAACGAGCGGCGCGCGCGCGAGGTCTGGGGCAAGGGTCTACGTCAGGCCGACTTCTGGCTGCTCGTGAACCACGTGCTCGACTTCATCACGCTCCCCACGAGCGAGGTCTGGATGGGCTGTCATCCCAGCCATCCGGAGACCCCCGAGTGCTGGATGGCCATCCGGCGCTCCAAGGGCCTGAGCGACTGGCAGATCCTCTACGCGTACGCCCGTGTTCCCATCCGAAGCGATCCCGAGCTGGGCGCGGCCCTGCATCGTGAGCTAGTGTCGTTCCTGTCGGCCGAGCGACACTTCCCAAGCTCCGAGCCCATCGCGTTCAACCCCTTCAAGGAACTGAAGACATGACCGTCACGACCCGCCGCCTCGCTCTCGCTGCCCTGGACACGCCCGTCATGGACGCGACGGACCGGAACATCATGCCCATGGGCACGCTCATCGCGTCCGAAATGTGGCTCATCGAAGTCCCGTGGGACGGCGCGCGCATTGGCGATGCGCAGGTCTTCATCAACCGGGCGTGCAACCCCGGTAACGGCGCGAAAGAGCCGGGGGCTGACGACCGCTGGGAGTGGTGGACGGGCGTGCCGGCGAGCCGTATCAAGAACTACCGCTTCCTGGACACCGACAGGCCCAGCCCGCAGACTCTGAAGAATGCCGAACGTCAAGAAAAGCCTGGAAAAGCTCCTCGCGCAGACCAGCAAGCACCAGCCCCCGGGGTCGCCGGCTGAAGCTCTCCAGAAGGTCATCCTCCAGAGCCTTCACGCGTACGATCCGGTCCAGTTCTGCCGGGACAACCTGAAGTTTGAGCCTGACGGATGGCAGGCAAGGCTCCTTCAAAGCAAGTCCAAGAAGATTATCGTCAACGTCGCTCGCCAGCAGGGCAAGAGCACGACGGCGGCAGCGAAGGCGGTCCACAAGGCCGTCTTCTCTCCCAAGAGCCTCACGCTCATCGTCGCCCCCGCGATCCCCCAGGCGCAGGAGCTTCGTCGCAAGATCGAAGACCACATGCGCGAGCTCAAGGAGATCACGGTCAACACCAAGGCCGACAACAAGCGGGAGCTAGAATTCTCGAACGGCTCTCGAATCATGATCGTGGCCGCCGACGCTGACACCATCCGCGGCTACTCCCCGCACATGATCATCGAAGACGAGGCCGCCGCGGTCCCTGACGCGGTCTTCGAGGCCCTGGAACCCTCGCTCCTCGTCACGAAGGGTCAACACATCCTGCTCTCGACACCCAAGGGACTGAAGGGGCACTTCGCGGACATTTGGCATGGCGGCGGCGTAGCCTGGGACCGGTACGAAGTCACGGCCTGGCACAACCCGCGCGCGCCCAGGGCCCAGCTAGAAGCGCTCAAGGCCGAGAAAGAGGCCCTCGGGCGAGGCTGGTGGTTCGCCCAGGAGTACGAGTGCAGCTTCGTCGCTGCCGCCCAGGGTCTCGTGTACCCGTACGCGAAGCAGAAGAATTCTTCTCCTGCCCTGCCCATGAGCGAGCGCTTGGGCTGGCAGTACGTCCTGGGCATCGACTACGGTTTCACCGACTCCACGGCGTTCGTGGTGCTGGGCTGGCAGCGCGATGACCCGAACGTTTACGTCATCGAGAGCTTCGACAAGCGGGGCCTGCTCGCGCCCGAGGCTGCGGAGATCGCTCTCCGGCTCACGAAGAAGTACCCCTTCGCCCGCATGGTCGGCGACACCTCCGGCTTCGGCAAAGGCTACGTCGAGGAGGCCCGGCGCCGGTTCAAGCTCCCCATCGAGGCCGCCGAGAAGAACAACAAGCGAGGCTACATCGAGCTCTTCGCGTCGGACCTCAAGGCGGGACTGCTCAAGGTCTTCCCCGGCAACGAGGGACTCCTTGACGAGTGGAGCAAGCTCCCGTGGGACGACGAGCGCGAGATGCCCATGGAGGGCTACAAGGACCACCTGAGCGACGCGTGCCTGTACGCCTGGCGTGCGGCGTGTCACTACCTCGAAGAGACCCGTAAGGCCGGCCCAGTGAAGGGCACGCCCGAGGCTGACGCCCTGGAGGCCGAGGCCATGTTCGAGGCCAGGCTGGCCGAAGTCGTCAAGCCCAAGACCGAATGGTGGAACGAGAAAGAGGATCCCGCATGGCCCGACCTCGAACAGATGAACGAGACCAGCTTTCTGAACTGAGCGATCTCATCGACCTGATGCGCAGGCGCGGGGTGCTCAAGCTGGTTCACCAGGGGACCGAGATCCTCCTGGGCGCGGAGCCCGTGAAGCTGGAGAAGGCCGAACGCGACCCGCTCGCCATGCGCCGCAGCTTCTACGAGGAACAGCTTGGCCGCCCCGTGAGCGACCAGGAACTGGAGAAACTGCCATGAGCCTGAAGAAGATGATCCGCAACATCCGCCGCCGCGTGGGCTACGCGATGGGCGTCCCGATCCGTCCTATGACCGGCGCCGAGCTGGCCGAGAAACATGGGTTCGAGCCCATCCCGGACTGGAAGAAAGATCCCTTCGTGCGCCCGATGCGACCTCTCGACGAAGAGGAAGGCCCGATCACAAACGAGTGACGCCCCAGGGCCGGGGCCGAGGGGCGTCGAGTGGGAGGAGCACGAAGACGGATTTGAACCGTATCTCGACCTTACAAAGGGTCGCGCTGAACCTTTCAGCACGGGGTGCGTGTAGGCTCCGCCGCTGAGGAAGGTAGCCCGTCCTCGCTGGATCGCAACGTAAAGTTATGTAAAGTGGCTTGAGATGGCCACGACGAAGCGTCGCACGATCGGAGTCTCGGATACCAAGGCCGAGGCCGAGCGGTTTCGCTGGGAAGACGCCGACTTCGAGGACGCGCACGCGCAGTTCCTGAAGTGGTGCGACCACGTCCGCGAGCGGCCAAGCGCCGTCGACCGCAGGAAGCGCAACCTGCTCTACGCGAGCCTGTACTCCAACCTGCCGCTCCTGGGCTTCGGGGTGAATTCGTACACCCGAAGCATGATGAACCAGGGCCAGATCAGCCTGAACGTCACGCAGAACGCGATCGATTCGCTGGTCTCCAAGACCTGCAAGAACCGCCCGCGGCCGATGTTTACGACGGTGGAAGGGCCCTACGAGCTTCGCGAGAAGGCCGAGAACGCCGACAAGTACATCGACGGCAAGTTTTATGAGCTCGGCTACTACCAGAACATCTACCCCGGCAAGATCCTCGACACGGCCATCTACGGCCTGGGCGTGTCCAAGGTCCACGAGGTCGACGGGGACGCCGTTGTTGAGCGCCGGTTCCCTTGGGAAATGATCTTCGACGATCGCGAGTGCCTCTACGGCGCCCCGGTCCACATCGCCGAGCGGAAGTACTACGACCGTCAGGAAGTCTTCGAGCTTTGGCGTAAGCCTGGCAACGGGCGCGAAGAGAAGACTTGGAACGAAGACCTGGAAGAGGCTTGCGACGCTCGCGCGAGCGAGACGGACATCGACGACTTCGACCGCGACGAGTCTTCTGACCAGATCCTGGTGTACGAGGGCTACGCCAGGCCCAGGGGCCAGCGCCCAGGCAAGAAGATCGTGTGCATCCGGGGCAAAACGCTCAAGTTCCTGGATTACGACGACAAGATCCTGCCCTACAACTTCCAGCGCCCGGAAGTCCAGGTCATGGGCATGTGGGGGATCGGCATCGCGGAGCGTGTCGCCGGCATCCAGCGCGAGATCAATCGCATCATCCGCGACATCCAGCGGGCCATGCACCTGCTTGCCAAGCCTCACTGGATGGTCGAGTCGAGTTCCAACGTCAATTCGGCCAGCCTCAACAACGACATCGCCACGATCATCAAGTACACGGGCGCGGTTCCCCCGCAGGTCTACGCCCCGCAGAGCATGTCGAGCGAGGTCTTCCAGCATCTCCAGTATCTCGTGCGCACGCTCTACGAGGTCACCGGCATCTCTCAGCTCTCCGCGCAGAGCCAGAAGCCCGCGGGCCTGGATTCCGCGGTCGCTCTCCGGACGTACCTCAACGTCGAGACCGAGCGATTCGCCAACTTCCTCCGCTCGGCCGAGGAGAGCGCGAGCCAGGATGCGTACAAGCTCGCCCGCGTGGTGGGCTCGCTCAAGAAGAAGCCCGCCCCCGTGCTCGCCCGGTCCGGATTCTCGGGGCGCACCATCGAGAGCGTGACCTGGGACAAGGTCGACTTCGACACCATCGCGGTCCAGGTCTACCCAACGAGCAAGATGCCGGACACGCCGGCCGGACGACGCGAGTACGCGCTGGAGCTGGCGCAGTACACGCAGGTCACGACCGATGACATCTTCGAGATGCTGGAGTGGCCGGACACGGAGGCCTTTGCGTCCGAGCGCCTGGCCGGCAAGAAGAACGTTCGCCGCGACATCGCCCGCATGCGCAAGGGCGAGAAGGTTGTCCGCGACGCGATCGGCGATCACAAGATGGCGTACCGCATGATGCTGGACGCCTATGAGGCGGCCAAGCACGACGGGCTTCCTCAGGAGCGCCTGGCCGTCATGCGGAACTACATCGCGGCCTGCTACCACTTCCTGACGGGCAAGCCTTGGGTTCCCGAGGGCCCCAACCTGATGCCGGGCGAGCCGATGCCGCCTGAGATGCAGGCCGTACAGCCTCCGCCCATGCCGCCTGGGCCTCCCATGGCCGGCCCGGCTCCCATGATGCCCCCGGGCGCACCGCCGCCCGAGATGATGCCCCTCCCCAACGGCGGCGTTCCACCTGGACCCCCGCAAGGACCCTGACCCATGAGCAATGGACCCATCGTTTCGCAGGCTCGCTCCACGATCGGCGCGAGCGCGGCGCCGGAAGCGCACGCCCCCGCAGCGGAAGAGGCCGCTCCGGCCACTGAAGCAGCGTCGGAGGCGAGCCAGGCACCGGAAACCCCGGCCCCCCAGCCCTCCGGGGCTGCTCCAGTCGCCGAAACGGCCCCCGAAGAGGCCCCCGAGAAGCACCTGGAGCTGTCCAAGCGCTTCGAGGCGGCCGCCAAGCGTGAGGCGAACGTCCGAAGACTCGAATCTCAGTGGCAGGAGAAGCTCTCCGGGCTCTCCGAGAAGGAAAAAGCCATCCAGGCCAAGCTCGACGAGCTCGACGAGGCCCTCGGCGACCCCGTTGGCTACCTCCTGAAGAAGGGAAAGGACCCCGTCGAGGTCGCCAAGCGGTTCGCGAAGCCCGAATCGGAGGAAGAGAAGCGGATCCGCAAGCTCGAAGAGGCTCTCGCGGCGAAAACCGCCCAAGAAGAGCAGGAAAAGGAGCGGATCGCGGCCGAACAGCAGGATCGGCGCCGTTTCGAGGCCATGAAGATGTTCGTGGGCTCGATCACGCCCGACAACGCGCCCAATTTGACGCTGGTGTACGAGCCGCACCAGGTTCCGGCGCTGGTCGAGGAGCTTCTCCATCGTCCGGTCGATGACGGCACGGGTCGGACGATTCCCCTCATCCGAAAGTTCAACATCGAGCACGGACGCAACCCGTCTGACGACGAAATTCGCGAAGCGCTTGAACTTGAGGCCCAACCTCGTGCTACAAGAATTCTCGAAGGTCACGCGAAGCGATCTTCCCAGCCAACGAACGGCCAAGCGCAACAGGCTCCGGCACAAACCGAGAGCGGGCCGAACGGGATCTCAAACCAACACGCCGCTGCCACGTCCTCCGGCAAGAAGAAGGCGCTCTCGCTCGAAGAGAGGCGCCGTCAAGCCAGGGAGGCCATCGTGGCAGGGCTTGAGGCTGGCCAACCGTCGCGAGAATGACAGGCGCCAGCCCTGGAGGCTGGAATGGCTGCGGCAACTCCGACGACGCACGACGCGATCATCAAGCATCTCTACCCTGACCCGAACGACGTCATGGTGGCGATGTACGAGAACAACACGCTGTTCTCGATGCTGAAAAAGAGCTTCGACGGCTACGGCAAGAGCTGGCACATGCCCGTGCGCATCGCTCACACCGCGGGCCGATCGCACCTCTTCAACAAGGCCAAGGCCAACAAGGTGGCCAGCAACGTGGTCGAGTACCAGATCTCGATCACGGACAACTACTCGCTGTACTCGGTGGACGGACGCCTCCAGCGTCAGACGTCGAACAGCAAGGGTGCCTTCGTCGAGGCCTTTGAGTTCGAGCTCGACTCGGCGATGGACGCGATGAAGCGTAACTTCGGTTACGAGCCGTATCTCAACGGCGGCGGCTCCATCGGCCGCTTCACGGCAGGCGTCACGCTCTCCGGCACGAGCTTCACGCTCAACAACATCAACGACATCGTCAAGTTCGAGAAGAACCAGCCCCTGGTGCTCTCGACGGCGGACGGTACGTCTGGCTCGGTCAAGCCGGGCAAGATGTACGTCCTTTCGGTCGACCGCGACGCGGGCACCGTAACGGTGACGAACACGCCGGGCGGCACGGCCACGGCCATCAACGACGCGTCGATGATCCCGACCGCGGCGGCGTCGGACTTCATCTTCACGGAAGGCGACTTCGGCATCGCGATCAAGGGCTTCGAGGCCTGGGTGCCGTCCACGGCGCCGGTCGGCGGCGACAACTTCTTTGGTCTCGACCGCTCGCAGGACGCGGTTCGTCTCGCGGGTTCCCGCGCAGACCTCCGCACGCTCGGCCCCGAGGAGCAGATCCAGAAGATGTGCCAGGTGAGCATCCGCAACGGCGGCAAGCTCTCCCACATCTTCGAGAATGACCTGGACTTCCTCGCGCTCATCCTGTCGCTCGGCAGCAGGCGTATCGTGGTCAACACGGAGGTCGACGGAAAGGTCGGCTTCGAGGGCGTGAAGGTCGCGACTGGCGCAGGCACCGTCGAGGTGTACTCCGACTACAACAACACGCAGGGCGTCGCCTGGGGCGTGGATCTCGACAAGTGGGAGCTCAAGGGCCCCGGTCAATTCCCGTTCATCGACGCGCGCGACGGGACCAAGCTCCTTCGCGAGGACTCGGCCGACGCCTACGAAGGCCGCATCATCGCGTACTACCAGATGATCTCCAAGAAGGTGGCGGGCTCGGTCCGCGGGAGGCTCACGTGAGCGACGAGACGTACAAGCAGGACATCGAGGCTGGCCGGTTCGGCGACGCACGCGGCGTCTCGAACGCCTTCAACCTGGTCAAGGCGGCCAACACGCTGGTCTACAAGTTCCGAAAGGTGGTGCTCTCCACGGGCGTCCTCCTTGCGGACGCAATGGCCAGCACGACCACGGCCGAGAGCTTCGGGTTCCAGATCCCGATCCTCGACGGCTACTCTGCCGGAACCGAATTCGGCATCGTGCGACGCATCACCTTGACGCCCGACTCGGCGATCACGGGTGACGCGGCCAACGCGGCCACGGTCACGGTCTCCAAGCGTGACTCGGCTGGCGGCAGCCTCACGACGTTGGGAACAATCACAACGCTCAACTCGGGCGCAGGATCGTTCACGGCGTTCGTGGGCGAGGACTTCACCCTGACGAGCGCGAACCTGATCCTGGTCGCGGGCGGCACGGTCACCTGGTCGATCGCGAAGAACGGCACGGGCGTCGTCATGCCCAACTTCGAGATCGCCGTTCACGTCCAGAGGCTCTGATGTCGCGTCGATCCTGGTTCTCCAACGCTCGCTACGCCTCTCCAGGGCTCGTCTACGGCTCGGTCAAGTTCGTCACCACGAACATCGGCACGAACCCGGACGTGACCCTCATCGAGGGTGCGGGCGGGCTCAAGGGTACGGACGGGGCCAGCTCGGTGTCCAACACCGGGCCGGCTTTCGTTGCGAGCATCACCAAGACGGGAAATGCTGGGGAGTTCCTCCTCACGTTCTCGGACGGGTGGCGCTCGGTCTGGTGGGCTGACGCGGCCATGTGGGGACCGGAAGCGGGCCCCAACGACGGCAAGCGCGCATGCTGCACAAAACCGGCGAATCAGGGGTCTGGCCACGAAACGGCCGTGACGGTCCTGGTGACGACGCACAACGAGAACACGGGCGCCGCCGAGGAGACCTCAGGCCGCACGGTGTGCGTCGACTTCGTCCTGAAGGACGTTGGCGTCGGGGCCTAGGTGGGCGCGGTGCCTCGCGCCAAGCACGGCGAGCTCGCGGCTCTTCTCATCGGCTCCAAGCCGAGGGAGCCGCAGGCTTCTGAGCCGGACATGGGCGACGAGGAGGAAGAGATGCCCGCAGCGGATGCGTCGTTCGATGCTGCCGCGAGCGGGCTCTTGACCATCCTCGGAGTGCCCAAGGAAAAGACTGCCCAGGCCAAGGCGGCTCTCAAGAGAGTCATCCAGGCCTGCGGCCACGAAGAGGAGTAAGCCATGGCTCGCACGCGGACGATCGATGACATGGTTCTCGACGTTCGCATGCGAGCGAACATGGAGAACTCCGAGTTCGTCACCAACCAGGAGATCCTGGAGTACCTCAACCAGGAACTGGCCGAGCTCCGCTCGCATCTTCGCCTGAACGAGGGGCAGCCCCATCAGCGGCGGACTCGGACCATCTCGGTCACGAGCGCCACCAGCACCTACGACCTGCCGGCCGACTTCTGGGAGCTGCTCTCCTGCGAGGCAAGCCTGGGCGGCATCCAGCGCAGGCTCGACCCGTTCATGGAGGCCGAGCGCGCGAGCCTGGTCAACTCGCAGGTCCTGGTCCCCGCGGGCTCGCCCATGTACCGGATCCAGGAAGCCCAGATCGAGTTCCTCCCTGTCACGCAGAGCTTCACGGCCACGCTGTTCTACGCGCCCAGCGAGCCGCGTTACCGCCTGAACCAGACCCCGAGGCACGAGGTCGACGGGTACAACGGCTACGAGATCGCGGCCATCTACGGCGCGACCGCGTCCTGCCTTGCCAAGGAAGAGGCGGACCCGAGCTTCTGGGAGATGCGCAAGGACAAGATCCTTCGGCTCATCGACGCCCTGGCAGCCAAGCGTGACGCGAGCCATCCGGAGCGCGTGAGCGAGATCGTGCCCCTGTCCGACGAGTTCTCGTTCGGGCCCTGGTGGACATGAGCCGGATCCCTTTCCGGCGCGAACACACGGGAAACGCGGCAGTCGACAGGGTCCAGCGGACCGGACAGCAGGCGGCGGCGAAGCTTTCGACCGTCGAGGACCAGCTCCTCTACCTGCCTGCCGCGATCGTGCTCAAGGACACGTTCACGACCACGCGCAACTCCGCTGCGGGCACCAAGCTCGCCATTCAGGTCAAGCGGGGCGACCTCTGGGTCATGCAGTACTACGGGCGCGCAGGCGTGTCTGGCAGCGTCAACGGCATGAGCTACATGATTGCCGCCCCTACGGGCTCGACGCTCCAGGGGATCCTCCACTCGTCCCTCGGGGCCATCACGACCCTGGCCTACGTCCAGCTCAACGCGATCAACACGCTCACGAGCGCGGTCCACACGGTCAACGGCGGGTTCCGTGACGACTGGATCAACGTACGTGTCCGGGTGGAGGCCGACGGCATCCTTGGGCTCAAGGCGTGCTCGACCACGGCAGGCGACACCACCACGATCCTCAAGGGCGCGCTCGCGATCTTCTACAGGTACACCGAGGTCTGATGGCTCTCGACTTCCAGCTTCAGCAAACTCCGTTCAAGTTCGGGCTCGCCGAAGGCGACAGCCCGCACGCGGTTCCGTTCGGGGTCCTGACGAAGTGCGAAAATTACCGTTGGGGCAAGGGCTCCAAGCTGGAGAAGCGTGCGGGGACTGAGCTTCTCGCCACCGGGACAACAGCTCTCAGGCTCGTCACGAGAGATGATGAATTGTGCCTCATTGGAAACACGGCCAGCCCGACGCTGTACTCGTACTACTCGGGCACCTGGCGAACGATTGACGGTCTTCCAGACGCGGCCCTGACATGGTCAACGCTGTTGAATTCGGCCGTAGGCGTCCAATCGTCGGACAGCGCGGTTTCAGCGGCGGGTCTGCTCGTCCAGGCATGGATTGGCGGAGACCCGTGGGGCGTAGGGTCGAAGGTTTTTTATCAGGTAGTCGACGTCGCTACCGGGGCCATCGTTGTGCCTCCGGTTTTGCTGGAGTCGCCTACTGAACCGACCGGCATTCGCGTATGCGTGAACGGCACCACGGCTGGAATCTTCTTCCGGAGGGTCGCGTCACCTGGCCCTTACGAGGTACGCGGCTACTCCCTGAATCTGACGACCCTTACGCTTTCGGCCGGCTCGACCCTCTTCAACGACCTCACGCACCCGCCCGGCTGCTCTGGAGCAGGCTGGGACGTTACGAGTCACGGTTCTGGCTTTCTTGTGGCCTACGTCGGGCCGGTCAACACCATCACTCTCAACACGTACACAACGGCCCTGGCTTTCGTGGCCACAGGTTCGAGCTCCGAGGTCGCAGGCTGCGACATCTGCTCGATCGCAAGTGACGGGACCAACATTTTCCTGCACTACGTTCAGGGCGTAGCGATCCCCAGGCCTGTCAGGTTCTCTGTCTTCGACAACACGCTGACGGAGGTGGCGGGCCCAACGGACATCATGACGTTCGGCGGGACCGAAGAAACGTGGTGGATCGGCATTGAGATCCTGTCGAGCACCACGGCCATTGCCGTGAGTCATGTCATCGACTTCTCCGGCTCCGGCAACGCCGGAGATCGGACCATGGTCCACGTGCTGGATGTTGCCGGCACGGTTACCTCGACGAGCACACGGGGACAGTGGCAGGGCATCCCACTCTCACGTCCCTTCATCCTTGGGGGGCGAGCGTGGTGCATGCTCTGCGATCGTTCCGTTCCGTACACGTCGAGCTTTTTTCCCAACAACACGATGCTGGTCGAACTGGAAACTTCGACCATCACGCCCCCCGCTGCCCCGAGCGCTTTCGTTCCTCCGAGGTACGTCGGATGCTCGGACCTGCTCATTGGAGGACTCTGGGCCAAGTGGGCACCGCTTCCGGGATCCGGGCAGTACGCGAGCCGAGCCTACGTCAACACGCCATTTCTGGCCGAGGTTCCGGCACGACTCGGGGAGAACTGGCTCCAGAGCGTGAGGCTTTGCTCGGTCGCGACAAGTGAGAGTCTCTTTCCTTCCGGATACTGGCAGGCCAGCCAGACCTCGCGCGAGGTCTACATCGCGGGCGCAACACTGACCGCGTACGACGGCGCCAGGGTTTTCGACTATGGGTTTCCGCGCGGCCCGTGGTTCGTCCTCTATACGCCGGCAGCCGCGGGTGGAGGCATGGCGACCGGTGACTACATCTATTCGGGAATCTTTGAGTATCGGTCGGCCTCCGATGTCGTCCACCGAAGCCCGCCGATGTCTGCGATCACGGCCGCCGTCACGGGGCCCAACGGTCAAGTGACGCTCGACGTTACCGGCTTCAATTTCACAAGAAAGCAGAACTACAGGCTTTCGTTTGCTGGCGACAACGCAACCCCTACCGCGTTTCTGCCCCACAGGTCCCTGGTCAACGATTCGATCGTCAGGAAGCTCGGTTACCCCCCGCTGTACAACTTCACATCCGTAGACAGCGAGCGGGCCAGCGTTTCGGTTGTCGACACCAGGGCAGACTCCAACATCGGCGCGACCACCGCGCTTTCTGTACGTCCCGTGCTGTACACCACGGGAGGCGTCAAGGAGGACTACGCGCCGGTAGGGAGCGTCGCGCTGTTCGAGCACGCAGATCGGCTTTGGGTCCTGGCCGGGGACCAGCTCACGTGGTGGTACTCCAAGGCGTTCCAAGACGACCTTGGCACCGCTCCAGGGTTCCATCCCGACTTCCGCATTGCGTTCCTTGAACCTCAGGTCGGCGGCCTCTCCATGGACGACAAGGCTGTTTTCTTCTCGGAGAACGGCATCAGCTACATGCTCGGCACAGGCCCGGCAGCAAACGGCCAGGGCTCCGACTTTCAGGGGCCGATCAAGGTGCAGACGGACCTTGGATGTTCAAGTGCCAAGTCCATCGTGGGGACTCCTGACGGCATCATGTTCCAGGCTGTTCGCGGGATCATGCTTCTCACGCGCGGGCTGGAAGTGGTCTGGATCGGCAGGGCCGTCCAGGATCTGCTCGCCGAATTTCCGAACGTGACGAGCGCAGTTCTCGTGCCTGCGTTCAACGAGGTCAGGTTCACATGCAATACGAGCGATTCGACCTCGGGCGTCGTGCTCGTCTACAACTTCGTCGAGAAACAATGGTCTTCCTCCAGGTACTACGACGGGACCACTCGCGGCTGCGCGATTGCGCACGCCACCCTATGGCGCGGAGCGTGGGTGTTTGTGACTCCGGCTGGGCGGCTGTATCGCGAGATCACGACTTCTAGCCTCGATGACGGCACGTACACGTCAGGCATCCTTGAGACGGCCTGGGTCTCCGCTGCCGGCCCGCTGGCCTTCCACTCCGTCCGCAACTTCCAGCTCCAGGGCGCCAGCAACTCGAAGCACGAACTCACTGTGGAGTGCGCGTTCGACAGCTCGGACGAGTACCAGCAATCGGTGACCTTCGATCAGACGTCCGCCGTGACCGACGTGGGCCCGCTGGAGGAGTGCAAGATCGCGATCGGCAACCGGAGAAAATGCATGAGCATTAGATTCCGGATCACCGACAGCGCGCCCACGGGGCCGGGGTCCCTGGGCGACGGGAAAGGCCCGTCTTTCGAGACGATGGGGATCGAGTTCGGCGTCCTGAAGGGTGACGGGATGTCTGCTAGAAAGAAAGGCTGAGATGGCTGGGCAGCAATCAGGCGGCTACGCGGACACCTGGGACTTCGACCCTGGAGACAAGAACCCGGACAATGTCTCCCCCGAGGAGCAGCGACAGGCTCGCAACCCCTGGTCGAGCGCGGACGCCAGCAACCAGTTCCTCGGGACCCCCGGCAATTCTGGCAACGAGCAGGGGTATACGACAGGGAACATCTACGACCCGGGCTCGTGGGGCGGCGTCGGCGGCCGTGCCTACCGAGATCCCGTCACGGGCGAGCTGAAGATCGACAAGTCCGCGACGGGGGCCAAGGCTGACGTCGAGCGGTATCAACAGATGGCGCAGGGCGCCCGCGCGCGCACGGGACCCCAGACCGACTACTCGGTTGCCGACGCTTGGGCGGGACGCGCTGGCGAGATGCGGGGCGAGCAGGGCGCCGGGATCGGCATGTCCAGAGACATGGCGCTGGGTATCAACTCCCAGTCCCAGAAGCTTGGCCAGTCGATGATCAACCAGGGCGTCAACGCCCAGCGCTCGGTGGCGGCCTCACGGCGAGGCGGCCCGCTTTCGGCAGCGAGCGCGCTGGCCGGACAGCAAGCGGGCGAGGCAGGCTTCCGTGCGGGAGCCAACGCGTCGCTTGCTGGGGTACTCGCCCGCGAGCAGGCCATGGGCCGCCAGCAGTTCCTGGGAGCCGGTCTCGCTCAGCGTCAGGGCGACCTCATGGGCCAAGGGCTCAGTCAGCAACAGGGCATCTTCCAGGGCCAGATGGACCGTGGGCAGCGGGCGCTCAACGATCAGGCCGAGCTGGAGTACGAAAGCATGGGCGCGGATACGAATCAGGCGCAGGCAGCAGCCCAGATCGAGCGGTTTGCCGGCAAGCTCGGAGTGGCCCAGAAGGAAGATCAGCTCCGAACGGCCGGCCGTCAGGACGCTCGGGGCGTCGCTTCTGCGGTGGGCGACATCGGGACCGGGGCAGCCAAGGCCGGGGCGCAAGCCCTGAAATCTCCGGCGCCAGAGGAAGACCCCAAGAAGCTCTCGGATCGACGAGCCAAGAACATCGCGGACTGGTACTGATTCACCATGGCAAGGCGAGGCTTTACTCCCTACGGGCAGTACGATCCGTTTCAGTACGGAGGGTACGGCGCGGACCCCACGGGATCCGGCGCGATGGATGCCGACAACCGCTCTGGCGCCCAGGTAGCCAGGGATCGGTATCGCGCTCTCGGGGACGAGAACGACGGTAACGGGATCTTCGGAGCCCGGCCCAATCCAAAACTCAACTTCGGAAAGGCGCAGGCCGACGAGGCTCGTTCGCTAGAAGCGCGAGGAACCCAGACGGAGGCTCTCGGTCTCCTGAAGGGTGCGGCCCAGGGCAACGCGCCGTCCGAGGCCAATATTCTCGGCAACCAGGTAGCCGGGCAGTCCATCGATCAGGCCATGGCCGCTCAGGGTGGCGCACGATCTCCGGCAGCCCAGGGCGCCGCAGGAGCCGGGGCGCTTCGCGGTATGCAGTCCATGCAGAATCAGGGCATTGGCGGCTATGCCGGGATGCGGTCCTCCGAGATCGGCGCCGACCTCGGGGCCTTCAACTCGGGCGCCGGAGCGATCCGGAAACAGGACTACGGCAGCCAAGGCCTGGCCCAGCAGCGGGCAGAGGCTGACGCGAGCAACGAGCTTGCGTACCGCGACATGAACCAGCGACGCAAGATCGGCTACGAGAGACTGGCCTACGGTACGCAGGCCAATGATCTGGCGAATAACACTCGGTTCGGGGGCCTCATCGAGCAGAGCTACCTGGATCAGAAGGCGCGCGAGGCTCAGAACAAGCGGGACAACATGGCCGACGCTGCCACCGTCGCAAAGCTTGCCGCGACCACACTGGGCGCAGTCTCCGACGCCAGAGCCAAGACGTTTTTGTCCCCTCGCGAGGTCAAGCATGTCATGGCCCCCTCTGCACTCGCCCGCATGGCCAAGACGCGCGAGGGCGCAAGGAACGTCTGGGAAAAGTTCTTCGGCTACGACGACAAGGACAGCGGCGAGAGCGGGCCTCGCGAGGACGACGTCGAGCGCATTCGCTTCAGCGACGAACAGAAGGGCGGCGAGAGCCCCGGCGATGTGAACGAGATCCGTTTCAGCGACCGCTCGCCCAAGAGCTACTCGCAGGACTACGTGGACATGATCGCTGGACGTGAGCGAATTCCTGGGCACCAGTCGTACGCAGCGGGTCCCCAGAAAGCCGACGAGGGCTACGCCGCGTCTCGCGCGGGGTCCAAGAGCTCGATCATGAACCCCAACCTGGGCAACGCATCGTACGACCTTGGTGGCGGCTACTCTGACGGATGGTCGGCCAAAACGGGCGACGCCGGCAAGGCTCCCGGCTCGGACGACTGGCTCCGCTACGGCGCGCCAGGCAAGACCGTCAAGCACGACTACACGTTCGATAAGCAGGGAAGGATGCTGACGGAGCCCTCTGGTACATGGGTTGACTTCAAGCATCTCAAGGAGAACCCCCGCTTCAACGGTAACGACATCATCTTTGGGTCCGACGTGCAGCGCATGAGCGACAGGGATCTTGAAGTCATGACCTCGGACCCGGCCGCCAAGCAGCAGGCCTTTCTCGACGGCGTGAGCTACGGCCAGGGCAGGACCAAGGATCTTCCGTCCTACCTTCCCAAGCAGTCGGCGGCGACGTCGCACGCCAAGAAGAGCGACGCGGTTCCGCGAATGGATCCGACGAATCAGCGCAAGTATGTGGACGACGCTACTGCGGACCATGACGACGCCAAGAGGAACATCGCGATCGGCGCAGCCAAGACGGCATTTACGGGGATCCCTGGAGCTGCCGAGCTGGGGGTAAGGACGGGAGCAGCGTACGGCCTGACGGATACCCCTCCCCCTCCGCAAAATGAGCGATTCAAGCTGAGGCAGCCGACCGAGTTCAAGAGAGACGACCCGACTCCGCTTCCCTACTCGCCAGTCGAGGGCAACATGCGCGAGGATCGGCTTCGCGAGATCCCGATCCCTCCCCCGAAGAACACGGCGGACGAGGATCATCCGTGGGGCACGTCCGATCAGAATGCCAAGACGACTCGCGGCGAGCACGCCGGCATGATGGAGATGCGCAAGGACGCCAACCGCAAGCTCCGCGGCGAGACGTACACGTACAAGGAAGGCTTCGGCGAGGATCCCAATCAGGTCCACCATGGCTTCATGGCCCAGACCCTGGAAGAGAACCCCATCACGGCCACGGCGGTCAGGAACGACGAGACCGGCCTCAAGAAGGTCGCTCTCCAGGACGCGATCACGGTCACGGCGGACGGCGTCGCCAGCCTCCAAGACCAGGTCGACGAGCTCGGGGCCATCCTCAAGAACCGCAAGCGCCAGAGGACAGGATGAGCGGACCGAAATCTTATACGCCCAGCCCGATTCTTTCTGACGAGGAGCAACTTCGCCGGGAGGCTGACGCCGCAGCGGCCTACGATGCTGCCTTGGCCGCCGCTGAGTCTCGCACCGCCGCGACGAAGGGGCCGAGGTCGAGGTTCCTGTCCGGAACGCCGGAGGGAACGCTCGTGCCTCCTGAGCCGCCCCCTCCCCCTCCTGCGCCACCCGCGGTGGTTCCTACCTTCAGCGAAGACGAGGAAAACCCGGCACTGCTCGCCAGGAGAGCGGCCATTGCCGAAGCCACGGACCCGACCCCGCCAGAGCCTCCCAAGCCTCCCGACCGTCGGGCGCCTGCCGGCCCGGCTCCCTTGGGTTACGGCGGCGGTGGCGTGATTCCGGGCGGCATGATGCCGTTCTCGGAGAAGACCGAAGAGAAGATCAAGCAGCCGGTCCCCCAGGAGATCCGTCAGGGCTACGACGACGTGGCGCGGCTTGGCTCGGCGGCGGCCGGCGTCCAGTACCACGCGGATCAGCACCTGTACGACCAGGAGAAGAAGATCGCGGGCATCAAGATCCAGGCTGCCGAGGATGCGGCTCTTCAACAGCGCCAGATCGCCGAGGAACGTGACTCGATTGCCCAGGCCAAGCTTCGCGAGATCGAGTCGCTCAACAAGCAGGCCGCGGGCAAGCCGGAAGACATCTGGAACAGCGAGGTGGCCTTCGGTCGGTTCCTGAGCTTCGCGCTCATGGCGATCGGAACAGCGGCAGCTGCTGGCGGAGGCGGTCTCGTAGCAGGGATCCCGATCGCGAGCGCGGGCGGCTTCATCAACTCACTCATCGACCAGGACATCGGCTCGAAGCTCAAGGCTCGCGACGAGGCCGGCAAGCTCGCGGGTCGCCAGACCAACCTGCTCAACCTCCACAACGAGCGCCTGAACAACAAGGCCAAGGCGGTCGACGCGACCAAGCTGGCCTACTACGACAGCGCGCTGACTCAGCTCGAAAAGCTCGCGGCCGAACATCGTGCGGATGTGAACCCCGCGAACTACCTGCGGCTCCAGGGCCAGATCCTCGAAGAGAGGACCAAGACCGAAGAGCGTCTTTTTGGCCGGGAGCAGGGAGAGATCTCGCGCGAAATGGCGAACAGGTACCGCCCACCTCAGGTTTATGGCGGCGGAGGCGCGGGCATGTCCGACGTTCCCCACAAGGTCACCCTCTCGGACAACACGACGTACGCGCTGGATACCGAGAAGCTTCAAGGTACGGCGCTCGCGGAGCTGCGTCTTCGCCAGGAGCTTCAAGCTAAGGACTTGAGGGCACTGCAAATCCGGCAAAGGCTCGACAACCTCAACCCTCTCGCTGGGACGAAGGAAAAGGAGGAGTGGCTCGCAGGTGTGGGCGAGCTCCGTACGCTTCAGAAAGAGAGGATGGATGCCTACTCCGTAGCGGCTGGCCAGGGCGTCAACACCAAGGCAGACGTCGAGCGCGAGGAGAAGTACGGCACCATGTACACGGCTGGCTTCGATGGGGTCGATCTGCCTGTCCTTGGCCGGCAGGGAGCAAGGGCCGCGGGTGCGGCCAAGGCCGCAGGCGTTCCGGGCACGGACTACCTGGTCGGCGCTGAGCGTCGAGCGGCGGATCGCGTCATCCGGAACAACATCGACCGCAACGACGAGTCTCAGAAGGCCATGATGCGGACCTTCAACGCGGAACTGGTACAGAAAGGCTACAACCGTGACCCGGCAACAGGGAGACTCTCGCGAGTGAGCGAGCTCACGGGGCAGTCTGTTGCCCCCAACGAGTCTTTGCCTCCCGCAGGCACGCGACCGCTCGATCCGCGCATCGCGGACTATCCCACCCGGCCGGAACAGAGCGTTAGGCAGACTACTCCGAAGGGCCCGATCCTTTCGGCCACCCCAGGCTCACGCACCACGCAGGCCCCTATCGAGGGAGAGAAGCCTCGCAGCAAGGGGCGCTAGGTGTCGGGCCCCTCTCGCGTCGATGCGGTTGCCGCAGACGGTACGCCGGTCAGCGTACCGAAGGACAAGCTCCCGGAGCTTCTCCAGCAACCCGGCGCGCGCCCGCTTTCGGAAGCGGAGTCCCAAGGGGTCCGTCGTCAGATCGCGGAAGAGATCGACCGGAACGAACATCCCATCAGGGAAACGGGAGAGGCTTACCTCGCCGGCCTTCATGCCGACGTCCGCGGCGTTGCTGGCTCCGTGGGCATCCCGCTGGACTCTGCGGCGACGGGCATCGCGGGCCTTTTCGGCGACGAGGCCAAGAAGTCCACGCGCGAGTACCTGAAGGGTCTCGACGAGCGGCACCCGCTCGCTTCGGGCTGGATGGATCTCATGGGCACGGCCCGGGGCGCCATCGGCGCAGCCGAGGTGACCGGCGTGTCCAGGCTCCCGATGGCCGGCCGTATCGGCATGGCCGGCGTCGAGAACGTCGTCCAGAGCACGGCCAAGGACATCAACGAAGCCAGCCTCGGCGACAAGGACCTCAACGCCCAGAAGCTTGCGGCGGCTGCTCCCGGACGCTTCCTTATGGGCGTCGGTTTCGGCGCGGGCGGTGAGGCTCTGGGTGCGGGACTCTCGAAGGCTTACGGAGCGTTCGCCAAGCGCGCGGTCCCCGGCCTGGAAGAGCAGGCCATGCGCTCGGTGGGGCGCGAGGTGGGCGTGGCCGGCGAAGAGGCCGGCGTCGCAGGGCGCAAGATCACCGACCTTGGAGGCGGGATCCCGGGGTCTCGTTCCGCGCTCGCTGACACACTCGCGGGCGCCCAGGCTGCCGAGCGCAAGGGCCTGGCGTCCACGCTGGCCGAGGGGCACGAGGCCGATCGCGCGCTTCTCGACGTCAAGCATGCTCTCGGTCGTGAGCAAGCCGGAGCCGGGCTGGTCGCTCGAGCCGAGCGTGAGGCTACCGAGGGCACCCTGGAGGCCATGGCCAAGGGCGGCGCCAAGGTCGAGGCGGCCGAGCTCGGCGGAGCAGCTGCGCGCAGGGCTGCCAAGACAGCCGAGGAAGAGGCCTCGGGGGCGTTCATCCGGCAGGCCGAGAAAGAGACCGCGGCCGAAGTCTCGGCCCACGTAGCCCAGCACCAGGCCACCAGGGCCTACCGTGAAGTCGTCGACCACTACGACAGCCTCATGGGCACGCTCAAGAACGAGCATCGCCTGGGACTGGAGCAGGCCGAGGCTCTGGGTCTGGAAAAGATGTCCGCCCAGATGGAACTGGCGGAAGTTCTTCGCGAAATCGCGCCGCCCACGCCTGTCCGGGCAGTGACAAAACGAGATCTTCTCCGGCTCCAGGAGTTGAGGAGGACTGGCCAGGAGGGGAGTGCGGAATTTCAAGAACTCAGCGAGATCGCCAGGAAGGGTGCGGGGGGCAAGCAGCACTATGCCCAGCGCGAGATGCGGCCGGGCGAGGTTGATTCCTATACCGGCGAGATTCTTACAAAAGAGAAGATCGCCGAATACCGCGCTGCCGAGGACGGGGCGGCAGCTGTAGCCGGGCGGACCGAGAGAATCCAAACCCTTCGAGCGCTGATCGGCGATCTCGACAAGGCGCACGCGGAGGCGCTCTCGCACGTCAAGAAGGTCGAGGGCGCGACCCGCACGACCGAGATGCAGGCCCAGCGCGACATCGCGGAAGCCGGTCGGAAGGCTGACCAGTTCGTCGCCCAGGCTCGCGCGGCCACGCCGGAGTTCAAGAAGGCCGAGCAGGCGGCGACCAAGGCAGCGGAGAACCTCAAGAAGGTCGAGGCGGAGACCGCCAAGGCCATCGAGGCCGCTCGCTCGCAAGGCCAGGCCCAGGCCGCCGCTGCCGAGAAGGCAGGAGCCAAGCGAATCGAGGCCGCCCAGTTCAAGGCCGAGGAAGCCAAGGCCTCGTTCGAGAAGCTCGCCACGAAAGAGCGTGAGAAGCTCGCTCGGTCCCAGCAGAAAGCCGTCGAAGGCACCAAGACCGCGCCCACCAGTGTCGACCCGTACATCGAAGGAATGCGGAGGGTCCAGAACGAGCCTGGCTCGCCCCTCGTGTCCCAGAACGCGCTCATCACGGCGGGCTTCGCGGCTGCCAAGGCCCACCCCATCGGCGCCGCGGGCACCCTGCTCACGAGCTTTGTCGCCAACCGCATGCGGGGCGCGAACAACCTCCTGGCGGCCAGGACCCTGCGAGCCATCTCGCGCCAGATTGCCAGCGTCGACGATGCGATCCGGGCTGGCGCGGCCATGGTGCTCGGCAGGGCGGTCGGAGCGGCCGGAGCTGACCAGGCCTCGAAGGAAGAAAAGAAGCTCGCGCCCAAGCCCCCTCCGCTGCCGAAGTTCGAGGACGTCCGCGACGAGCTCCAGGCCCAGGCAGCCAATCCTGACCTCCTGGTTCGCAAGGTCGATGAGGCCCTCGGGCCGATCGCTAAGCAGGCCCCCGGGCTCTACGCGGCGTCCCTCATGAACGCCCAGAAGACCCAAGCGTTTCTGCTCGGGATCCTGCCGCCGCCCCAGCGCGACCCCAACTCGCTCACACCGCACCTGATCCCCGGGGATGTGTCCGACACGCAGAAGTACGAGTTCATGCGGGCTTACAAGTCCCTCACGGACCCCCTCAGCCTGTTTCAGGACGTGAAGGACGGCACCGTCACGGCCACGCAGGTCGACGCCGTGAAGCAAGTCCACGATCAGCTCTTCGCGAAGATGGTGGGCGAGGTTCAGCGCCAGACCATGAGCCTCACGAGTCCGCTCGCCTACGAGCGCGAGGTCAACGTGGGGACGCTCTTCGGCAAGGTTACCAACCAGGTCATGGAGCCCGATTTCCAGAAGGCCATGCGGGCTTCCTTTGACGACAAGTCGGCCCAGGCTAAACCTCCCGGACAAGGCTCGAAAGCTGGCGGAAAGCTTGATAAGAATCTGTTGAGCACGGCCCAGAGGGTCGAGGCAGGAGAGTAGGATGGATTACAGGTTCGTAGAGTCAGGCGCATCCTCGTACGTCTCGCCCCTCGCGGGCGAGCTGACGGCCGTGGTGAAGGCCTCTCCTGGCAAGCTCTTCTACCTGCGTGCGGTCAACACGACGGCATCCAAGGTCTACATCTGGGTCTGTAACGAATCCGCGTTCGCGGGCGCCGCTCTCTTGGTGCCACCGATTCCCATCGCGGCCAACGAAGACAAGCTTGTAAACCTGCCCTACGCGCTGCCGTTCTCGACAGGGCTCGCCATCTCAGTGAGCACGTCTCCAACTTCCTACGTGGCTGCCGGCGCCAACTCCGGCCAGTTCCACGCGGTCTGGAAGTGACATGATCGGGGTCTTCGTCGGCGCCAAGGCACCCCAGGCCTACGTCATGGACGTGGTTCCAGGGGATAGCGCCGTCGATTTGTCGACCGTTTCCGTGGCCATCTTCAAGGTCCAGCTGGAGGGAGGGGCCGAGGTCACATGGTCGGCCTCGCTGTCCAACCAGACGGCCACCACTCTCACGCTCACTCACACGTTCACGGAAAGCGACACCACCACGGCCGGCTCTGGCAAGTACGTGGTTTTCGCTCAGCTGACCATTCCCAGCGGCACCGTCGAGACGGACCGCGTTCTGCTCCCGGTGTTCGACAAATTCCACGTATAGGAGATCATCATCATGGCGAAGTGGCGAATCCAGGGCACGAAGGGCGCGGCCAACGTGCAGAGCGTTCTACTCATCAACGCGGCGGCGGCCTCGCCCAGCCGCATCAAGGTGTACGACTACTCGATCGGCTGCAACGCAACGCCGGCCGATCTGTCGTTCACCTGGATCGTGCAGCGCTCCAGCACGGCAGGCACGGGTAGCGCTCTCACGCCCAACGCGGTCGACCCGGCAGACACGCTCGCGGCCATCGCGGTGTGCAAGGACACTGTCACGGCGGATCCAACGCTCACGGCGGCGGCGTTCCTCTGGGGCGTGCCGCTGAACCAGAAGGCGAGCTTCCGCTGGGTCGCAAGCCCTGGCGATGAGATCGTGATTCCGGCCACGGCGAACGCGGGGATCATGATCGGCCTCTCGGCTGCCACCACCACCACCTTCGGTGGGTCGGCAGGTTTCGAGGAGCAGTGACATGAGGCTGCGCAGCGAGCTCCAGGTGACCGATCCGTCAGGCGGCGCGTCCGCCATGGGGACGTTCACCTGCGGCCACGGCAACGAGGTGGTCGTCGTGCGTCCTGGTCAGGACCCGTCCGAGCTGGGCGGGTTCTGCCGGATGTGCATGAAGCACCTCTGCGCCACGTGCGCGGCCAAGGGTAAGTGCGTTCCGTTCGAGAAGAAGATGGAGATGATGGAGCGGCGAGACCGCTTGCGGAGGGCGTGTGGCTGACAACACGCAGCGCCCGGCCACGAGCGGAGGTGACACGATCACGAGCGATGAGCTCGTGGTCGATGGCGTTGTCACATCCAAGGCCCAGACGATGAAGATCCTCCTGGGCCAAGACGGCGTCGATGACGGCCCCGTTCGTCGCGCGCTCGCGCTCTCGCTGGCGGGTGCCGACGCGGAGAAGTGGGACGCGATCGTCGAGAAGTTCGGCCTCGTCGCCGACCAATTCGCCGACCGTGCCCTGAAGAACAAACGTCGCAAGGGCGGGAGCATGCTCTCGTACGTAAGGGCGCCCATCGCGTTCGAGGTGACCGACCAGGCGCTCGAAGGCCTCTGGCGAGGCACGTATACGGGTTCGCCCTGGAACGGCACCGCGTCGGTGGGCGGCTCTGGCTCGCGCTCGCTGTCGGAGGCCACGAACCCGCCCACGCAGGGCACGCCACTCTCGTACGTCCCAGCCGACTACAACGGAACGAACCAGCTCATGAAGAGCTCGGTCAACATGAGCACGTTCCTCAGCGAGTCGGCGGCCTCTGGCTGGGTCTTGTTCAACGCCGACACGGCGGTGGCAGATGCCGGCGCCGGCTCGCGCATCAACAACCCGTACCTCATCGGGCAGGACACGGGCGGGACCACCTTCGGCATGGGCTACTCCGACGCAGGGGTCACGCTGGCGGTGTTCAACACGCTTGCGGCCTACACGGAGATCGTGATCGCGGCTAGCACGGGCGCCTGGCATCTCGCCCAGTTCAAGTGGGACGGCACGAACATCAGCCTGCGCGTCGACGGCGGAGCGTGGTCGAGCGTGGCAGCTACGCCTGCGTCGTTCTCGGCCAACGTCATGGTGCAGGCCACCAACTTCGCGGCGAGCGCCTGGTACGACGGGCGCATCATGGAGACCGCGCTTACTCCGCGCGTGTTCGGCGATTCGATCTTCGACGAAGTCCGCGGCTACTGCGCGCGGCGCTACGGAGTGGCGGTGTAGCCATGGCAGATAACACTCAACTCTCAGTCCAGTCGGGCGGCGACACGATCCGCACCGACGAGCTCATCAGCGAGACCACGGGCCTGGCCACGGCCAAGGCGCAAGTCGTCAAGCTCATGACGGGCCAGGACGGCGTGGACGGCGGCGTCGTCACACGAGCCAACCCGCTCCCGGTCACTGACCTCGACGTGAAGCACCGTCTCGACACGATCATCGGGCAGCTCGATCGCATTCTGGCAGCCCTCGAAGCCGACACGCTCTGAAAGGACAAGAC